CCGGCGCGGTCGCCGCACTGGCCACGCAGGCCGCCACCGCTGTATCCGCTGGTGCGGGCACCGTCACCGCAGCAGTCACCGAAATCCCCGCCACCGCGTCTCTCGCGGGCGCGGGTGCGGTCACGGCGGTGGTCACCGAGGCCGCCAAGGCGTCCCCCGCTGGTGCCAGTGCGGTCGCCGATGTCGTCACGCAGGCGGTCACCGCGTCCCCGGCCGGTGCGGGCACCGTCACCGCGGCGGTCACGCAGATCGCGCCAGCGGCGGCAGCGGGCGCGGGCGCGGTCACCGGCGTTGTCACCCAGGCGTGCACGGCTGCCCTGGCCGGTGCGGGCGCGGTCACGGCGAACGCTAGCGTCATCACCCCCGGGAACACCGCCGCGCTGGCCGGCGCCGGTGCTGTCTCGGCCGTAGCCACGGTGATCGTCCCGGCGACCGTGGCCGGTGCGGGTGCTGTCTCTGCGGTGGTCACCGAAGCCGCGCCAGCGGCAGCGGTGGCCGCGGGCAGCGTCACTGCGGTCGTCACTGAGGCGCCCACGGCGGCGCTGGCCGGCGCCGGGGTGCTCGGGCCGGTTCCCGCAACCCAGGCCGTGACAGCGGCCCCCGCCGGTGCCGGCGCCGTCGCGGACGTAGTCAACCAGGCCGTCACCGCCAGCCTGACCGGCGCCGGTGCCGTCGCCGCCATCGCGAGCTCGGGCGGCGCGAGCACCGCAACCCTGGCCGGCACCGGTGCGGTCACCGCCGTTGCGACCGTGATCGCCCCGGCGACTGTGGCGGCTGCCGGGACGGTCACCGCGGTCGCTGCGCAGGCGGCGAAAGCCACCGCGGCGGGTGCGGGCAGCCTGTCCGCGAACGGGCAGATCACCGGAACCGCCGGGCTTGCCGGGACAGGTGCTCTCACCGCCCTGGCAGCGCAGGCGGCGGTGAGCGCCCTCGCCGGAGCCGGGGCGCTCACCGCCGTCCCGGCGCAGCGCGCCCCCGCAGTTCTGGCCGCTGCGGGCAGCCTCACAGCGGCGGGCAGCCTGCAGGTCGCGTTCACCATCGGCGCGCTGAGCGCTTCTACGGCGGCCACGGCCACCCAGGCACCTGCGGACAAGGCTGCCAGCGCGCTAGGAGCAGCCTCGGCGGCGTCCAGCGTCATCACAGCCGGAGACCAGCGGACAGGAGGACCCGGGTAGTGGCCAGATATCCGATCGGTCAACCCGTCCGCATCTCCACCACCGTCCGCGACGTCACCGGCGCCCTGGTCGACGCCGGGACGCTGACCCTGGTGGTGAAGATCGCTGCCGTGGACGGCACCCAGACGACCACCGGTACCTATGCCAGCCCGGCACACGACGGGCTCGGCCTATACCACCAGGACATTCCCGTCACCGACCTCGTCAATATCGGCCATTACCAGTACGTGTGGACATCCACGGGCACGGGCGCCGGGGCCACGCCGCCGGCCGAGTTCGATATCTACGACCCATTCGAAACCGCCGTCCTCCCGCTGCAGGACGCCAAGGATCAGCTGAACATCCCGCAGTCGGTGACCACGTCCGACGCCGAGCTCCAGTCGTGGATCGCCACCATCGAATCGTCGCTGAAGGCGATGACCGGCGGCCCCATCGTCAACAAGACGATCACCGCCGAGCGCGCCGAGATGATGGACAACCAGACGGTGATCGTGGTGCGGCAGCGGCCCCTGGTGTCGGTCACCAGCATCACCGGCGCGGGGGGCGCCGCCATCGACATCAGCGCGGGCCTGGACCTGGACGTCAACGCGGGGACGATCCGGCGGCGCTTGGGCCTCCCGTTCTACGGGCCGTTCTTCACCTGGCTGCCGCAGGTCAACGTCACCTACGTCGCCGGGTGGGGCACGTCGGTCCCGGCGGCGTTCAACTCGGCGGCCAGGATCATCCTGGCCCACTGGTGGGACACCCAGCACGGCCCCAGCGTGCGGCCGTCGATGGGCGGCATGGACATGGTGCAGCCCCCCGGCTTCGGCTTCGCCATTCCCAACCGGGCCGCCGAGCTGCTGAACGGCCACCTCAACGGGATGCCTTTCCAGCTTGAGGCATACGTGTAATGCCCACGATCACGAGCCGCATCCCGGCGCTGATCGACTACCTGGTCACCCTGTTCACCGCCGACCCCACCCTCGGCACGGCCCCGGCGCCGAACACGGTGACCGTCTACGACGGTCCCCCGACCACGAGCCTCGACCCTCCCCTCAAGCTCTACGTCGGGCTCGTCGACCCCGACAACCCGGCCGCCATCCCCGCCGCCGAAGCCGCGCAGGGATGGGCCGCGCTCGGCCGCCGCGGCCGGAACCAGCAGGTCACCATCCACTGCTGCGCCGAAGCGTGGTCCGGCGGCGGCCAGTTCAATGACATCCAGGCATGCCGTCTCGCCGTGGCCGGGATCACCGCCGCCGTGGAAACCCTCATGCAGGCCGACACCACCCAGTTCGGCGGCAACGCCCTATTCCCGGACCCGGGGTACACGAACGAGGCGTGGCTGCAGAACAACGCAGGCGCACTCCTCGCCCGGGTCGCGTTCGACCTCGTATTCAGATCAAGGATCGGTGGCTGAGCGTGTCCACGGTGCAGAACATCTCAGACGCGCCGCAGGACGTGCCGCTCCTCGGCCGGGTCGTGCAGCCCGGCGAGATCGTCGTGGTCCCCGACGTGCAAGCCGACGGGGTGTCACCTGTCATCTGGCCGGCGCAGACCTGGCAGCCCAGTTAGGGGAATGACGCATGTCCAAGGTCAAGAACATCAGCGGCGGTGCCCTGGATGTGCCGCTGCTGGACCGGGTCGTCGAAGCGGACGAGGTCGTTGACGTCCCCGACGTCCAGGCCGACGGGGTGTCACCGATCATCTGGCCGGGCAACCGGTGGGAACCCGTCGCCGACGCCAAGCCAGCCAAGAGCGCGGGAAAGGCGGCTGAGTAATGCCGGTCTACGCGAGCGGTCTTTCGGGCCAGGTCGGCGCCGTGGCCGAAGTGACCTACGGTACTCCCCTGACTACCACGCATTTTTACGAATTCTTGTCCGAAAATTTCCAGTTCAACCCCGCATGGCTTGACGGCCAAGGTCTGAAAGCCGGGCAGGCGTACAACCGCGCCTCCCGCACCGTCGTCTCACAGTCCGACGTCAACGGCGACCTGACCATGGAGCACACCTCCGGCGAAGCATCCAACGCCATCGCCGACTCGATGGGGTTCTGGTGGAAGTACGCCCTCGGATCGGCGCTGGTCACGCCGACTGTGGTCGTCGGGACCGCGTTCAAGCAGGTCCACACCAACGGCAGCAAGGCCGGCCAGTTCATGACCGTCCAGGTCGGCCGCCCCCAGATCAGCGGCGTCACCGTCCAGCCCTTTTCCTACACTTCGTGCAAGGTCACGGATTGGGAGTTCTCGGTCAACGACAACCAAATCGCCCAGCTGAAGCTCACTTTTGACGGGCAGAACGAGGTCACCTCCACCGGCCTCGCCGCCGCGTCCTACCCCACACCCAACGGGTTGTTCAGCTTCGCGAACGCGTCGGTGATGACGATCGGCGGGACCGCGTCCACGGCGGCGGGTGAGACCACCATCGCTGGCGGTTCGCCGCTCGGGTCACGGGTCAACGGCGTCGTGATCACCGGATCCACGCCGATGAAGGTGGACCGGTACGGATTGGGCAACGTTGGCCTGAAAGCCGAGCCGATCGAGAACGCGATCCCCACCATCACCGGGACGCTCTCGACTGAGTTCTTCAGTCGAACGGAGTTGTACGACGTCTTCCGCACCGCCGGCACCACCCCGCTGCAGATCGACTTCACCAAGTTCGACGCGGCAGGCAACGACGCCAACGGCGCCGCCGCGGGGGCCAACCCGTTCCGGCTGTCGTTCATACTTCCGGCCGTCAAATTTAAGACGGGCAGCGTAAATGTGAATGGACCGGACGTTTTGCCACAAAGCATCGGATTCCAGGCTTATGACGACGGAAGTGGGACAAACCCGGTCATTCAGGTCAAGCTCGTGTCGAAGGAGAGCAGCGCAATTTAAGATGTAATGGAACGGGACCGGCCGAGCGCGCGAACGCGAGGCCGATCCCTTGATCGCCTACATGGGAGGCGACCCGTGCCTGAGTATCCGCTGCTGGACCTGGCGACGCAACGGCCAGACCTCGGCCACTACGTCTACCGCTTCTACGACAGCCAGGGCGTGTTGCTGTATATCGGCAGTACAGGCAACCTTTGGCACAGGATCGGCCGGCACGCCGCAGAGCGGGAGTGGTGGGCAGAGGTGGCCTGGGATCGGTCTCTCGTTGAGACCATCAGCACGGTTGGGTGTTGCGGCAAGAAGTGCGCACTGCCCGAGCATGCCTTGATGCAGGCGCATGAGGCGGATCTCATCTGGCAGTTGCGGCCAGTGCACAATATCCGCGCTGTCCGCTGCGACAGCGGACGGCATCTCATGACGGAAGACAACGTCTACATTTATCCAAAATCTGGCAGGCGCACATGCCGGGCATGTCTTGCTGAAAATAGAGGTAACTGGGCGGTCAGGAACCCGGAGAAGGCGCGCGAGAGCAGTCGCAGAAGCAGCCGCAGGTATGAGATTTTCCGTCGTCAGCGGCGGTTTAAGCGCTCTGGGGCTGCGGCCGGGCAATCATCACTGTTCTGAGGGGACCACTCTCCGCGTCCGTAGCATGATTCAGCGGGCGACTGGCTCCGGCGCCCGGCCGCGGCAGGCCATCACCAGGGCCACGATCCAGCCGAAGACGGTCCAGCCGAAGAACACGTTGATGACGGTCGCCCATCCCCGGCGGGAGGCGTGCCGTGTCCACGCGACGATCGCCGGGGTGAAGTAGATGGCGAGCGCGGCGAGCCAGATGAGCAGGTGAACAGGGCTGTTCATGACTGTGCTCCGTTGAGCGCCTGGTGCAGGAGGATCTCGACCGCCGCGGCGAGCGTGATCCTCTGGGTGGCTGCGTAGACGCGTACCGCAGTCATCACGTCTTTGTCGATTCTGACGTGCACATCCTCTTTCACACTCCCTACGGTACCACCGGTACCGGGTACCTGGAGACCTCATGCGCCTGTCCAAAGACGACCTCCTGAAGGCCGATGACAACACCCCGGAGGAAGTGGACCTGTCCGACCTGCCCGGCTACCACGGGTCGGTGCTGGTCCGGGGCATGACGGGCAAGGAGCGGGACGCGTTCGAGGTGTCGCTGATGCAGCCCGCCCGCGGTGGCCGGCGGGAGGTCAACACGGCTAATGTCCGTGCGAAGCTGGTGTCCCGGTGTGTGGTGGATGACGAGGGAAACCGGCTGCTCACCGACGCCGACGCTGCCGCGCTGGGGGATAAATCAGCGGCGGCAATTGACCGCATGTACGCGGTCGCCGCGCGGCTGTCGGGGATGACGGACGAGGACCAGGAGGAGTTGGCGCGGGATTTCGCGCTGGTGGATGGCGACGGTTCGTCTTCGACCTCGCCAGCCGTCTCCACAAGACGGTCGAAGGGCTCCTGACCGAGGTGTCCTCCGCTGAGCTGACCGCGTGGGCGGCGTTGTACGCGGCGGAAGCGCAGGAGCGCGCGGAGGCTGAGGCTAAGCGGCAGCGGCCGGGCGCGGGGAATTAATGGGCGGCCTGCAGAACCGGGACATGGCGCTGCGGCTGGCCCGCGGCGGGGCTGAGCTGAACCGGCACCTGCAGAACGAGTTCACCCGGGCCGCCACGCTGGCCGCAGCCAGGACCCAGGCCAAGATCCTGGGCGCTTCCACGCGGCACCCGGGCGCCTTGCGGGCGCAGATCGCCGCCACCGTCTCGGCGCGGGCCCGCACCGGCACGTACGGGGTGCAGGCCGAGATCCGGTCGGCAGGGTCACGGATGCCGGCGGGGGAGAAGAACCTGCCCGCTTACGCGAACGCCGGGCAGGCCCGGTGGCGGCGCTGGCGGCATCCGGTCTACCAGACTGCCCGGAACCCGGACACGTGGGTGACGCAGGACTGGCCGTCGGCTCACGGCTGGTTCGATGACACGATTCGCGCCGCCGCGCCGTCGTTCACCGCTGCGGCGGAGACAGCGATCAGGCAGACCAGCGCCTACTTGGAGGGCCGCACCTGATGGCCACCCTCAAGTACCTGCTGGACGTGGCCGCCCCGGACGCGCAGAAAACGTTCGACCGGATCGGCGTCCGGCTGACCGAACTGGACCGGTCGCTGAACCGCGCCCGGGAGATCGGTCTCGGCGACGCGTCCGCGAAGGCGACCCTGACCCGGCTGCAGCTGCAGGCCGACAAGTTCGGCGACAAGCTCAAGGGGATGGACCTGACCATCGACGGGGCGGCGAAAGCCGAGGCGCAACTACTTGGCCTGGAAGCCACCGCGGACCGGCTGAACCGCAAGCTTTCCAGTGAGGGCAACGTCTTCAGCCGCGCCTTCAGCGGCATGTCCAAGTCCTCGTTCGCGCAGCCGTCAGGGATGGGGGTGGCGGCGGGACTGTCCCCCGCGCTGATCCCCCTGGCCGGGGGCATCGCGACAGCCATCGGCGCGATCGGCATCAGCCTCGGTGCTGCCACGATCGGGGCGGGTGCGTTCGGGCTGCTCGCCAAGTCGGCGCTGACCACGGCCGGCACCGCGGCGACTGCCGTTGAGAAGGCCCAGGAGACCTACAACGCGGCGATCGCCACCGGCACCAAGCACGCCACCGCGTACGCGGCGGAGCAGAGGGCCATCAAGCTCGCCTATGCGGGCTTGAGCCCGGCTCAGATCGCGCTGTCCAAGCAGGTCGGCGACCTGCAGAATGCCTGGGACGGCGTCCAGCACAGCCTTGCCCCCGTCGTCTCCGGGGCACTCGTGCCGTGGCTGCACGCCGTCACGGACGCCATGCAGCTCATCAAGCCGTTCGTGACCCCGATCGCGGCCGTGTTCAAGGACTGGGGGCAATCCCTTAACCGGTACTTCTCCAACACGATCGTGGCCGAGCAACTGCGCCAGCTTGCCGTCTCGTTCGGGAAGTTCTCGGCCAGCCAGCTCCGCGACATCGGGCACTTCCTGGTGGACATCGGGGCGGCGGTCTTCCACCTGGGCGAAGACCTGACTGCTGGCGGCGTCAACTGGGGCGCCTTCGGGGACCACCTCAAGGCGTGGGGCAAAGCCTTCGACACCTGGTCCAAGTCGCAGAAGGCCCGTGATGATGTGCAGGGCTTCCTGCGCTACCTGCATCAGGAAGGGCCCGTCGTCAAGGGCATCCTGACGGACCTGGGGAAGATCCTGCCCGGAATCTTCAAGGGCGTGAGCACCACCGGAACATTGGAACTGCAGGCCGTCGCCGGGTTCCTGGGCCTGATCGCGAACCTGCCGAAGGGCTGGCAGGCGCCGCTGACCGAGGCGGCCGGGGCGCTGCTACTGCTGTCCAAGACGGGCGTGGTGAAAGTCGGGCTGAAACTCACCGGGAAGCTAGCGGAGCACCCCACGGCGCTCGGGTTCAGCATCGGCACGCTGCTCGCTGCCGGCATTATCGAGGCGGTCAACCAGCACAAGCCTGGTGAGAAAAGCATCTGGCAGCGATTCAGCCCGCCGCCCAAGGGACAGCAGCAGACGTGGCTGAACTCCTGGTCCGGCCTCGGTGACCGCATCGTCCAAATCGCTGACGACGCCCGGCACGGCGTCGCATGGGCCTGGGACCACCTCTGGAACCACACCCTGGCCGTCACAAAGCAAGGCGCCCACGACAACGCCGTTGAGTTCGACCAGTTGCGGCACGGTACCGCCACCACCTTCGACATGATCCGGCATGATGTCGCCAGCGCGTGGGACCGGATCTGGTCCGACACGGTCACCCGGGTGAAGAATGGCATCAGCGACGTAATCGGGTGGTTCAAGAGCCTCCCCGGCCGGGCACTCGGCGCGCTGCGCGGCCTGGGCCATTCGCTGTACGGGTTCGCCCACTCCGCGCTGTCCGATTTCCTGAACGGCCTCAAGTCCGTCGGCGGCACGGTTCTGGGCTGGCTAAAGAACTTCATCGGCGGCATCCCGTCCGCCATCATGCGTTTCCTGCACATGTCGCCGCCGCACGCGGGGAGCGTGTTCTACGACCTGGGCGCGAACATCATGCATCACCTGGCGTCCGGCATCAAGGCGACCGCGCACCAGGCTGTGAGCGCGGCGACCGCGGTGGCACGCCGGGTGTCAGCCGCAGGGTCCGGGGTGCAGCGGTGGGCTGGGCTGGTGTCGCAGGCGCTGCGGATGGAGGGCCTGTCCCCCGGGCTGCTGGGCAACGTCCTGTACCAGATGCAAACCGAGTCCGGCGGCAACCCGAACGCGATCAACCTGAACGACATCAATGCCCAGATGGGTGACCCGAGCAGGGGCTTGCTTCAGGTAATCGAAAGCACGTTCCAGGCGTACCACTGGCCCGGCACCAGCAACAACATCTACGACCCCCTGGCCAACATCGCCGCCGCGCTCAACTACGCCCGGCACGTGTACGGCCCGTCGCTGATGTCGGGGGGGATGGGCATCGGGTCGGGGCACGGGTACGCGGCGGGGTCGTGGAACGTGCCCTACACCGGCCCGGCGGTCGTCCACCAGGGCGAGATGATCATCCCCGCAGCGGCGGCGGCGGCGGTCCGCGCGGGCGGCGGCGGGGTCGTCAACAACTACGTGACGGTGAACGTGCCGGTCAGCGCGAACCCGCGGGAAACGGCGAGGCAGATCGCCGAGGTGCTGAACCAGGGTGCGACCGCCGGGATCAAGTTGCGGACATCGATCCTGGGGCCGGGCTGATGGCGTTCACCAGCGTGCAGATCGGGCCGTCCGTCGCCAGCACCGGCGGCAGCGTGGCATGCACCCTCCCCGCCGCGTCCACCGCCGGCACCCTGCTGGTCGCGTGCCTGGCGAACAGCCTGGGGAACGCGTTCACCGCCCCGCCCGGGTGGATGGTAGCCGACGACCTCCTCAACGCCGCCGTCCTGTACTACCCGGGGAACCCCGGCGGGATCACCACGGCCACGTTCACCGCGGCCGGGTCCTGCCGCGGCACGATGGCCGAGTTCAGTACCGCCGCCGGGACCACGCAGGCGCTGGACAAGGCCGGCCACAACGCCACCACCCCCCCGGCCACGTCGTTCCCCGTGACCGCCACCGGGTCGTCCGCCGCCGGGGACCTGGGCATCGCCTCGTTCGGTGACATTTTCTCGACGGCCACCTCCGGGGCGTCGTGGACGCTGCCCGCCGGGTACACGGTGCTGCGCACCATTGTCGATCATCTCGTCAACCAGTCCGCGTCGTACAAGATCGGGCTGTCCGCCGGGACGCAGTCGGTGACCGCGGCGTACTCGTCGTCGGCGAACCAGACCGGGTGGGCCGGGGTTTTCGCCGCGTTCTCCGAGACCACCTCCTCCGGGCTGTCGGTGGCCACGACGTCACCGATGCCTGACGGCCAGATCGGTATCGCGTACAACCAGACGCTGCAAGCGGCCGGGGGAACAGCACCGTTCTCGTGGGCCATCACCGCAGGCGCCTTGCCGGCAGGGCTGTCGCTCATCAGCTCCGGGGGCCGGGGTGGCGCGTTCGGTATCACCTTCGGCCAGTCGGCCTTGCGCCAAGACGGCATCACCATGGAGTTCGCCACAACAAGATGGGAAGGGCTGGTCGGCCGGACTGTCACCTGTTCTAAGTGGTACGCCGGGCCGAGTAACTTCCCCACTCAGGCTGATACTGCCATCAATGGTGCCCTCGATCTCGGCATGACCCTTTACCTGTGCTATATGCCCGCGTTCAACCCGCCGACCACGGCCGACTTCAATGGGCTGAAGGCGTCCCTGCAAGCGTTCAAGAACATGGGCCTGACCGCCAAGGTGGAGCTGTACCAGGAGATCGAGGAGCACGCGCCCACCCCGGCGCAGTACAAGGCGCTGGTGCAGTTCTACGAGCCCGCCGTCCACGCCGTGTACCCCGGCGGCCTGGTCCACGGCTCCGCCGCAGGCCCCGGGCTCACGGCGTGGACAGCGTACTTCCCCACCACCCTGGGCATCGGCTCCCTGATCGACGAGTATGGAATCGATTTTTATGCCTCCGCCTATGCCCGGCTGAACAGGCGGCTGGACGGTTATGCCGCCCTTGTCGCCGCCACGGGGAAGAAGCTCGGCGTGACGGAGATGGGGTCCTCGATCGCCGATCAGGTTGTGCCCCCCGATTCGGTTGTCGCCGAATATGTCCAGCATGTGATGGACATTGCCACCATAAACCCGCCCGGTTCGTTCATGTGGTACGAGCAGGACAACAAAAATATTCACAACGTGATCTCCGACCCGGCGGACTTCCGGATTCCGCTGTTGCAGGCACTCGCCGATTCCGTCGCCGGTGGCAGCGCGTCCGGGCGGATCTCCGGTACCCCGTCGGCGGCGGGGCTGGCGTCGTTTACCGCGCGGGTCACCGACAACAACTCGGTCACCGCCTCGGCCGCGCTGACGATCAACATCACGAGTTCCTCGGCGCCGCTGATCACCACCCTCACCTTGCCCGCCGCTACCGTCGGGGTCGCGTACTCCCAGCAGGTCATCGCCACCGGGGGCAATGCGCCCCTGTCGTTCACAATCTCCGCAGGGGCACTCCCGGACGGGCTGGCCATCGGCCACGCCGGTTTCATCTTCGGCACCCCCACCGCGTCGGCGGCGACGTCCGGGTTCACCGTCAGAGTCACCGACGTCAACAACCAGGCCGACACGCAGGCCCTGTTCATCACCGTCGTCACCGCCTCCCCGCCGCCCGCGCCCGCGCCGCCACCACTGGGGCTGCCGCAGGTCATCATCGAAGCCGGCCTGGTGCCCGCCGCGCCGCAGGTCCCCGCCGGAACGTTCATCCTCGATGACCCGGTGTACGGGAAACTCGACTCCGGCAACCAGCTCGCCGACACCACCGCCTGGACCGACATCGCCTTCTTCTTCCGCACCGGGAGCATCAGCCGCCCCTCCACCCGCGTCCAGGGCCCTTTGATCACCTACCAGGGCGGCGCCGCCTCGGCCGTGTTCGACAACGCCGACGGCCGGTTCGACCCCGACAACCCGTCCAGCCCGTACGCGGGGGCGCTGCGGCCGATGATCCCGGTGCGGATCCGCGCCGTCTACGGGTCGGTGTCCTACAACGTGTGGGCCGGGTTCATCTCCTCCTGGCAAGGCGCCGACCTCACCTACGACATGGGCTACGACGAGGCCACGCTGACCGCCGACGACGGGTTCAAGGTCCTCGCCGGGATCACCATCCCCGCCATCCCCCTCGGCTCCGACGGCGTCGGCGACGGCGACGGCGAAGACACCGGCGCCCGGGTCACCCGCATCCTCAACGCCGCCGCCTGGTACACCGACCACCGCCGCGTCGACACCGGCGACTCCACGGTGCAGGGCACCCTGTACGGCGACACCGCCCTCAACCTGCTGCAGCTCAGCGTGGACAACGAGATCGGCTCCCTGTACATCGACGGCGGCGGGAACCTGACCTTCCGGCACCGGCAGGCCGTCCTCGAAGACACCCGCTCCACGCAGGTGCAGGCCGTGTTCGGCGACCTCCCCGGCGCCGCGCATGGCGCGTTCACCGAGCTGGCGTGCATCCCGCACCGCCGCGCGTCCGACGACACCACTTTGGCCAATGACATCCAGGCCACCTCCGCCGGCGGCACCCCGCAGGAAGCGGAAAGCCTGTCCTCGCAGCGGACGTACCTGTTCCCCCGGTCCTACGCCCGCACCGACCTGATCCTCGAAGACGACCCCACCACCCTGGCGTGGGCGCAGTGGGTGCTGTCGGTGTCCCTCACCGGCGACGACCGGTTCGACGCCATCACCATCGACCCCCTCGCCGACCCCGCCGGCCTGTTCCCGCAAGTGCTGGGCCGGGAGATCGGCGACCGGATCCAGGTGTGGCGCCGCCCGCAAAACTCCGGCACCACCATCACGCAGGACTGTTTCATCCGCGGCATCCAGCACGACGTCGACGCCGTCAACGGCACCTGGTCCACCACCTGGGCCCTGCAGTCGGCGCTGCGTTACACCGGGTTCCTCATTCTTGACGACCCCGCCAACGGCAAGCTCAACACCGGCAAGCTCGCATTCTGATGGAGGCGTAAGTGCCCGTTCATCTTTTCTCGGTAGGGGATGTTCTTGCCGCAAATGACGTGAATGTGTGGCTGGCGCCGCTGGCCGGGGTGAAGTCCGCCAACCAGATCATCACCACGCAGACCACCCTGATCAACGACGCGGACATGCGGTTCGCCGTCGCCGCCAACTCGCTGTATGAGTTCCACGTGCACCTGCGGTACGCCTCACCCGCCGGCGGTGACTGGAAGTCGTCGTTCACCGTCCCCGCTGGCGCGGCGGCGTCGTTCAACCGGGTCGGCCTCAACGCATCCGGCGGGGTAGCGGCCGGCACCGACTTCAACGACACGTCATCCGTCACCAGCCAGGGCGCAGGCGCCGGCACCGCGCTGGTGGCCGACTTCTTCGGCTCGCTCGTCACCGCCGGCACCGCCGGGAACCTCATATTCCAGTGGGCCCAGCTCACAAGCAACGCAGGGAACACCACACTGTTTCAGAACAGCTACTTGACCGGACGCAGAATAGGGTAACTCCTGGTGCAGATAGCAGCGATCATCTTCGCCTTTGCTCCTATTACATGACCGGCATAGCACCTGGAAACCTTCGGGGAAGTTCTGCCTGACCAGCCACGCGTAGAAACGGGGGCTCTGGCCGCCGCGCAAGTGGCCTGCCCCGAATATCTCCAGCCGGTGCGCGGCCCCTTCCCCGTCGACATGGTCGATGGTGAGCCGTTCGGTGGTCTCGCAACAGGCGCAGGCGTGGCCGTAGTGATCGAACACAGCCTTCCGGAGGCGCTCCCGGTACTTGAGTCCCGACTGGCGGTCACGCTCCCGCCTCAGATCGGGATCAGCTTGACGCCACCGCCTGTAACAGTCTTTGCACCACGGCGCCAGCCCGATCGCCCGGCTGGCGTCACGCGAGAACTCTGCGGCTGGCTTGATCTCGCCGCATTTGCTGCAGCGGCTGTGGGTTACGGTTTTCATGTCGGGCTCCTTAGCAGCCTGGCCGTGCCCCGGCCTGTTCACGCAGGTGCGGGGCTTAATACTGAAATTCTAGTCGAAGGGAACCCTCCCCATGGCCGTTCCCGCACCACCCAAACGTGCGCCTATCGCGCCGAAAACGCAGGCTGCTGGGATCTCCGCAGCGGTCGCCGGCGCGGTCGTTTACGTCTTGCAGGAGTACGTTTTCAAGGGGACGCTGAACCCCGGCCTGGTCAGCCTGATCTACGTGGCCGTCCCCGGGGTCCTCGCGTTCGGCGCCGCCTACCTGGCCCCGCATCAGGTGCGGCCGGGCGATCCGGTCGCCCCGGTGCTGCCGCCGGTGGTGAGCATCACCCCGCCGCCTATCCCGCCAGCGACCGGGAGCCAGCTATGACTGTCAGGCAGCTTCTCGCCAAGGCGGCCCTATGCCAGGACTGCGGCCGGGAGCACAAGCCATGGCGCAGCCGCACCAACCCGGCACTTGCCCCGCAGTGGTCTGACCGGAAAGACGGCCACTCCTACCGGCCGCACCTGTCCCATGAAGCGATCGCCAAGGTGCGAGCCATCGCCGAAGGGGCAGCGACATGACCGACACCTTGTGGTCGGACATCTCCGAGTTTCAGCGGCCCGTCAACGACGACTACCCGCACGGTTTCATCTGCATCCGGTCCAACGACGGAAGCCACCTCGACGCGAACTTCGACGCCAACTACGCCTGGTGCAACCGCAGGCGCGCCAACGGCCACCTGTTCGCCTTCATGGTCTACTACTTCTACCGGCCGGGGGTGAACGGGGCGCACATCCTCATGTCCCGCTGCGGGAAACCCGACCCCCGCATGACCGTCATGATCGACGTCGAGTCCGCCGGCGGCCAGGTCACCGGCAACCAGTCAGCCCAGCTCGCCGGGGAGCATGACGCGCTGGCCAAATGGCTGGGCGACCCCCGGCGGGTCGTCGGGTACGGCAACGAAGGCGACCTGAACGCCCTGTGGCCGGCGAAACCGCACGGCATGCGGATCATCCTCGCCAACTACACCTCCAACCCCGCCTACCCGGGGAAGTTCGCCCACCAGTTCACCGACCGGGCCAACACGGCCCCGTTCGGCCCGTCGGACCTGAACAGCGCCGACGGGATGAGCCAGGGCGACATGCAGGCCATGTTCGGGTTCGACGCCCCGCACCCGCCCCCGGCGCCCGTCCAGCTCGCCGGCACCAAGTCCGGGCCGTCCCCCATGGGGAAAGCGCAGGCGTACGCCGCGGACGGGTCGCTGTCCCTCGACGCGGTGATGGCCCGCCGGTCCTCCCGGGCGATCGTGTCGGTCAGGGTTACTGCCGAGAACGCGTCCAGTGCGGCCATAGATGCCATGAACGCCTACATCAGCGGCGGCACCTCCCACCCGATGCCGCCCGGCCTCGTCTTCTGCACGGCCAACTGAGCGTGAACCCGTGATCGGTCAAGTGCGCCGCTGCCCCGTTCCCTGGCCTGCCCGGTTGCGATTCCCGGTGACCACTTTCACGGGGCCGCGCAGGCTCACGCAGCCGATGTTGTCTTCCATGGCCAGCGGATACCGGCGGGCGTCACTCAGGTCCGCTCCGATCCATGCACAGAAGTCCTTGGCGACTATTGACCGCGAGAGCCCTTCCTTGCCGAGTTTGCCCACTACGTAGGCGTTCGGTTCATCCTTGGCAGAGGGCCGCAGGCCGATGATGAAGTCGTCACGCGCGTACATGAGCACGACAGCTTCCGGCTTACCGAGGGCGGCGAAGGCAGCCGCGTTGAGGTTAAGGGTTCCGCGAATGGTGACCGTCAAGGTTGGCTCGTCAGAGGCTTTCGCGAATCTTCGCTGGAAGGTATCGAAGTTAGGCATGTAACTATCGTACAGCCCGTGAAGGAGGCGCACCATGAGGCCGACATGGGGGCTGGTGTCATGATCACCGGGGTCAAGCCGGGGGACCTGCTGTGCGTCCGCTCCCCCGGCCTCGCCGGGAAACTCATCCGCATCGGCGAGGAAATGGCCGGCCAGCCCGGCCTAGCGAACCACGTGGCAATCGTGCACCACCTGGACGCCCACGGCACCTGCTGGACCCTGGAAGGCAGGCCCGGCGGGGTGGGGTGGCGGCAGGCTGACGACTACCTGGCCTCCCCGTACACGGTCACCAATGTGGGGCAGCCGAAGACTCTCACCCAGCGCGCGGCCGTGTGCAAGATCGCCGAAGAGATGCTCGGCACCGGCTACGACTGGGAGAGCATCGCCGCCGACGCGGAAGGCGCGTTCAACCTGCACCTGTGGCAGCCGTCCGCGTGGGTGAACGGCCGCGTCCCCGGCCACGTCGTTTGCAGCACGCTGGCCGCGTACGCCTACCAGAAAGCCGGCCTCGACGGGCCGCAGGGCCGGGAAGCGGAACCGTCCGGGTGGGTCGCGTTCATCCTTGAGCACGGGTACGACAAACAGGCTCCTCCGTAGCCGCCCGGGACGCCTCAACGGCCTCGTTCAGGATCACCGAGATAGCCACCCCGCGCCGCTTAGCTTCGGCGCGCACCCATGCCGAAAGCCCGGCCGGCGGGTGCCAGCCGAGCAGCGGCGCCTTGTGCTTACCGGGCAATCAGTCACCGTTCCCTGAGTACCAAGAGGTAGTCGCGCGTCCATCCCATCCAACCGTGGCGGACCATTACCGGTGAGTTGACCTCTTGGGCTTACCTGACGGGGTCCGGGGGAGCGCCTCAGCGGGATCAATCGCTGCGCCTCTTCCCTGATCCGGGTTGTCCCCGCCAGTGGTTACCACCTTACGCGGGTGGTAACCACCTGTCAAGTCAGGGTTCACCGGTAAACTCAGCGGTAACAGCAGTGACAGGCGGGGACGGTGATGAAGGCTCTAGCGCAGCCCGGCCCTGCGCTCGCGCATCTGCTCCCGGACGCACGTCCGGCACCCGCGAGAGCCGGAACGAAGCTTGCTGGTGTTGGCCTCATCGAACGGGTGCCCGCGCTTGCAATGCGTCTTCCGGGCGTTGGCGGCCGACGGGCCCCCGCCGCGCAGCACATTCGGCCGGATAGGTTTCAGCGCCATGTGAGCGGTGTTGCAGCAGCGCCGGTGCGGGCACTCAGGGCCGGGCGTGCATACCTCCGGGTCATGGCACAGGTGATCAACCGTCATGCCAGCGGGTATCGGGCCGTTGACGAACTGCCATGCGACACGGTGAGCCCTGCGGCTCTTGCCGTCAAGCCAGAACTTCCCGTACCCGCTTTCAAAACAGTCAGCAGCCCAAGGCCACTCAGCGCTAGCGCCACCGATCTTGACATAAGACCAGAACCGTTCTTCCGCGCTGAAGCGCGGCGGGAGAATCCCGGCACGCTGAGCACGCCGGTAGTGCGTATTACACAGGCCGCGGCCGTGGGCGGGCAGTCCGCAGGCGCATACAGCTCGTCCCATCTGCTGCTTATTCACAGTGTTAATTCTAACAGCGGGATGCTGTGATGGCCGAGGAAGCGCTGGTACGAGAGAACACCCCCGGGGATCTGATTCCCAGGCCAGACCCCACTTTGCTCACCGCTACAGCAGTCACCCAGGCGAAAGATGACCTCCGCCGCGAACTGCAATCCCAGCGGGAACTGCTGTCCGAGCGGATCTCCCGCCTTGAGGCGATCATCCATGACCTTGACGAGCGGTTGAAAGACGACGTCAACGGCTCAGTGGGTGCTTTGCAGAAACTGTTCGGGCAGCGGATCACCGGCCTTGAGGTGATCATGAAGATGCTCGATGAGGCGCTGAAAAACGCGCCCAGCGACCGGGACGCCCTGCGGGAACGGCTGCAGACCGACATTCAGATCGCGGTGGACAACCTGCGCAGGCTGCACGAGGAACGGTTCACCGCGATCCAGCAGCAGTTCACCGAGCGTGACACCCGCACCGACCAGGAGAAGAAGTCGTCGAAGGAAGCCCTGGACGCGGCGCTGCTGGCGCAGAAGGAGTCGGTGTCGCAGCAGAACGACGCGAACACCACGGCGGCTACCAAGTCGGAGACGTCGTTCACGAAGCAGATCGACCAGATCGGCACCCTGATCGCCACCCTGGAGAAGTCGCTCACCGACCGGATCACCGAGCTGAAGGAGCGCATCGACCGAGGCGAGGGCCAAGGGGCGGGCGCGGCCGGTGAGCGGACGGAGCGGCGGCTGGATCTCGGCAGCAACTACACGGCCGGGGCGCTGCTGCTCGGGTTCCTGGTCCTGGCCATCACCCTGTACGCCGCCCTGCACCACTAACGCTCCCCTGCCCCCGGTTCCCCTGTGAGGTCCCGCCGGGGGCGGGGGTCACTTTGCGTTAGCCCGCGGATGGCAGTTCCAGGTCCAGGTTTTCCCGTGTGCTCCCCGTGGCCAGCGGATCAACGGAGTGACGGTGGAGGGTTTGAGCCTGTGTACTGACCGGCCGTGGCGTTCCTGCGGCACCTGGTGACCTCGGCATCACCTTACAGGGGCGGGAGACGACGAACCCGGCCTCCGTCGCCTGGACGGTCACCACCGGGGCCCGGGGCGCTTCCCCGATCTCCCGCCACGACACGACCACCCGGCCGCCCAGGTGGCCGAGGAGCACCCAGATCAGCTGCCGGTACTGCTTGTCATTCACGACGCCTCTTCCAGCACCGGCTCAGCCTC